ACATTCAAGTTGTTAGCGACCCATCTGCACCTCACAACGAAGGTAAAGTATTCCTTTATCAGTTCGGTAAGAAAATCTTTGATAAGATTCAAGACTTGATGCAACCACAGTTTCCAGGCGAAACTCCCTGCGATCCATTTGATCTCTGGGCGGGTGCAGATTTTCAACTGAAGATTCGTCAACTTGATGGTTATCGTAACTACGATAAGTCAGAGTTTAAAGCATCAACTGCATTAGCAGAAGGTGACGAGGTTCAACTTCAGGCAATTATGAATCAGATTTATGATATCAACTATTATAGTGATCCTGCAAACTATAAAACTTATGACGAACTCCAAACCAAGTTGTTTGAAGTTTTGGGTGAAACTGCTCCACGCACTGTCAAGGAAGAAGTCGCGTTGGATACAGTGTCGGAACCTGTTGCTCCTAAGACGGTTGCACCTGCAACTGCTGATGCGACAGACGATGCTGGAGATGATGACGCTATGTCTTATTTCCAGAAGTTAGCTAACGCTGACTAGTTCCTATCCAGTCTAAGTTTTAAGGGGTGGCGTTAACGTCATCCCTTTTTTTATGCTAAAAATTTGTATAAATAAAGACATGAATCCTTTTAGTTTTTATGGTGGTCAGTTAAGCGAAGAAAATATTTCTCCGCGAAGTGCTGCCTCGCGTGAATGGTTCCTTGATAAGATAAAGAACATCAGTGAAAGAGACTTTGATCAGAATACCCTGATGAAACAACCTCCCCTTGTGAGTTCGGGCAACCCTCTGTCGGGCAAGATGTATATGTTTTGGTATAACCCAAAGGGTAAAAAGACTCTGCCATACTACGATGCATTCCCACTTATCATTCTTTTAGATGTGGGGCGCGATCATATGACTGGGTTGAATCTGCACTATCTTCCTATAAGATTAAGACAAAACTTGTTTTATGGTATGCTAAATAAAGTCAGTAGTACTCAGTTTAACTCAAGGACATATATGAAGATAACGTATGATTATCTAAAATCAAGTAGCGACCTTGGAGCATTTAGACCTTGCTTTAAAAGGTATCTGACAAAACAGATAAAGGGTAGAATTGTGAATGTCCCCGCACAAGAGTGGGAAGTCGCGGTTCATTTACCAACATCATCATTTCGGAAAAAGGATTCGGGATATATTTACAGAGAAAGTAGAAAACAGATTGGGAACTTTTGATGTCAGACTTTAAGGTAGATATTTTTAGGGGAGTATTAGCAAAACAGGGTGGACTAGCTCCATCTAATAAGTACAGAGTGGAGTTGCCTCCTCTTAATACATTAAAAAAGGCAAATAGTACAATGGGGGAAGACGAAGCACCGTCATCATCCGACATGAATTATCTTTGTACTACCACGCAATTGCCAGGAAAGCAGTTGAATGTGTTAAGCAGAGAAATTGGGATAGGAACAAAGTCAATCGCAAATGGTCAGGTATTCGCCCCCGTAAATCTTACCTTTTATATGACAGAAAAATATGAGATAAGAAAGTACTTCCAGTACTGGATGGAATGCGTGGTATCTCAAAAGGTTGGAGAACCTATGTATGCGGGGTATTATAAGAATTATGTCTTACCTGTTAAAATATATCAACTGAATAAGGGTCAACAAGAATCGATAGATGAATTATATGGCATAGAACTAATAGATGCATTTCCTACTAGTATGGAAATGCTTCAACTAAATAACCAAGCACAAACAGCAGCTTTAGAGATGACTGTATCGCTGTCATACAAAACTTACAACATATTATAATATATTATATTGGAGAAATATTATGGGTTTACCCCGCGTTAATGAAACACTGAATTTTACTATGACAATACCGTCATCAGGAAAAAAAATAAAGTACCGACCATACTTGGTCAAAGAAGAAAAGATATTACTACAGGCATTTGAATCAAAAGACACAGTGACTTGTTTACAAGCAATGTGCGACACAATAAGTGCGTGTTTGGATGAGAGAGAAAGTGTCGATGTTATGGAACTGGCAACTTTTGACATTGAGTACATGTTTACACAACTACGTTCTAAGTCAGTTGGAGAGTCCTCATCAATTTCTGTCAAGTGTAAGGAATGTAGTTATTCAAACGATGTCGTGGTCGATCTTGATGCATTATCGGTCGATGTTTCAGATACAGAAACAATTATCAAAATTAATGATGATATCAGTGTCGAGTTGCAATATCCAACATACAAGAGTATGCTGGCAGGAGAGAAAGTAAAAGAACAAGGAAAGACAGAAGATTATAAGATGGATGATGTCTTGGAGATGATTGCAGGTTCTGTTGTTGCAGTAATCACAGAGAACGAACGGATAGATTGCCGTGACCAATCACCAAAAGAAGTGATGGCGTTTCTCGATTCTATGACTGCTGGGCAGTTGCAACTTCTTTCGGTATTCTTTGAAGATATGCCATCACTCAAGCACCTAATAGAGTATGACTGTAAGGAATGTAAGACGCACAACGAACTCGAACTAAAAGGACTGAGTGATTTTTTCTAGTATCGCTTAGTCACGACAGTCTTGTAAATCATTACAAGACGAACTTCTCCATGATGCAGCATCATGGATATAGTCTAAGCGAACTGGAAAGTATGCTGCCTTGGGAAAGAAGTATTTATGTCACACTCCTGACTCAATATATTCAGGAAGAGAACGAGAGAATCAACGCACAAAAACAATAATAAAGGTTTAGACATGGCTGACAAAGACGAGAATAATTTAACCGTAGAAGTAGCAAAGGAGACTACCCTCCTTGATATGGTCAATCAGTTAATAGAAACCAATGGCATTCAAGCATCGATTGATGAGTCAAGCAAAGAGAGCAGTGAACTTCTTCTGACAACCAATGATGTCCTCATTGATATTGCGAAGACTATGCAATCTCAACTCGATCTAGAAAAAAAACTTCAACTTGATAAAGGTAGAGAACTGGATGGCGGTATCCGCGAGGATGATATTGAAAATCCATTTGAAGGATTCCAAATGCCCCGTGGCATTAAGGAGATGTCGGGTGGAATACTTGTAGCAATCGCTAATATAATATCTGGATTCGTTTCCACAGTTGGGAAGTTTTTATTTGCAGTTAGCAAATTTTTTGGTACTAATAGTCTCGTAATGAGAGCAATGGCACTGATTTCTAAGTTGTTTTCTGGAACTAAGATGGGGGCGGGAATCGCCAAATTTATCAAGAATATAAAAATATATATTCTTGGGTTACAAATGCAATTCGAATTGCTTAAAGACACGTTAAAGAACTCAAAAATTAGACAATTCCTCGGAAAAATTGTCAACGGAATAAAAGGCATTGCTACAGGTTTTGGAAAATGGATGACCGCAGACCTAACGGGAATATCTAAAATATTCCCGAAGGTTACCAAGACGATACAAGGTTTCATGAAAATTATGGGAGGAATTGGTAGGGCGGCTACTATGGTAGGAAAATTTCTTGGAAAAATATTCATCGTTATAGGCGTTGTTATATCTTTATTTGATGGAGTTATGGCAGGGATAGAGGGATTTACGGAGATGGATGGAAACATTATCCAGAAACTTTTCGCTGGTCTGATGGGGTTTATCACAGGGTTTATCGATTCATTTTTCGTGTCAATCATAGACATGATCAAAGGCGCATTCAGTTGGTTATTTGAAATGATACTCGGTCCAGATAACCCCGTTAGTAAGTTTCTTGACAGTTTTTCAGTATCTGCTATCTTTACGGGTGTGATGAAAGCAATAACTAATTTCTTTGCTCACCCAGTAGATTCATTCATGTCTATGATTGATTGGTTCATGGACATTGAGTGGGGTGAAATGTTTATGTCACTCGGCACTTCTATAATGAATGCTTTTATGTGGTTGATCACTAAGGGCAATCCCATCGCTATGGCCATTAATTTTGTGATGGATATGCTAAAGAAAACAGAATGGGGTGCAAAACTGTTTGATAGTATTACTGATATGTGGGACAGGATTGTCAGTTTTCTTAGTGATAAACTTTCATGGTTGCCTGATTCTATTTTAAATCATTTTGGATTAGGTGGTGACAAGACCACTAGTAATCCTTCAGCATCTAGCACCTCAAATGCTGAAGAAAACAACGATGATGCATTTTACGAGAAATCTTACTATGGCGAAAGTTCTATTAACAAAGCAAACATACCTATGGCTAGCGAAAAGCAACTACAAGAGATCGTAGATGATAACGATCTTACCGAAGAAGACATGATGTTTGTTAAAACCATACTGGCGGTAAAACAGGAAGAGGCATCGGATGACCCAACGCTTGCTGCAATAAAAAGCGTTCGCCCCGAAATGTCGCCTGACGAGGCAGCACAAGCAAAAGTGAATGCAGCAGCATCAAAGAAAAAACGAGATGAATTTTTGGCATCAATCCCACCCGAAGAACTTGCGCGTATCAAAGCAGAGATGGGTATTTCAACTGCCGCGAAACCTGATACATCACATCTGCAATTCAATGCTGTAACAGGAGAAACGCACGATACTTCCAAA